TACAGTCACCTGTTCCACAAGGTAAAGAAAGAAACACCTATGGGTAGTGACGTGGCACAGGAAGTATTGTCCAAGTTATTCCAACAGGTGGTGGGTGAGGACATTGCCAATCTTGGCTTTGACTATGTAAATGGTAGCAAGTCTAGCCTTGAACCACTACGTAATTTGATGGAGCAATACGGTGATGACTTCACGCCTAACCTACAGGTAGAGTGGGAAGACATAAGCCTTGATACTATCCTGTCGATGACAGATTTGGAGTCACAATGGACGTTCAACATTCCTACCCTGACACGCAAGGTAGAGGGCGTTAATGCAGGGCATTTGATTGAGGTAGGGGCGAGGCCGAACACAGGTAAGACCTCATTCCACGCCTCTCTTGTTGCCTCTCCACAGGGGTTTGCTTGGCAAGGTGCTAAGTGTATCATTTTATGTAACGAAGAGGGCTATCACAGGGTGGCTCACAGGTACATTACAGCAGCCACAGGCATGGACAAGTTCGAGATTAGCAAGAACAAGCAGAGAGCTATGGAAGTGTTCGATCAGATACGTAAGAACGTCATGTTCAAGGATGCTACAGGGCGTGACATGAACTGGGTTGAGTCTGTATGTAAGTCATACAAGCCTGACATTGTGATACTGGACATGGGTGATAAGTTTGCCAAGATGGGTGGCTTCTCACGTCCTGATGAAGCACTCAAGGCTAATGCAGTACATGCTAGACAGATAGCCAAGCAACATGAGTGTGCCATGTTCTATATGTCTCAGCTATCAGCAGAGGCAGAGGGCAAGGTGGTACTGAACCAAGCCATGATGGAAGGGTCACGTACAGGTAAGGCAGCGGAAGCTGACCTGATGATTATGATTTCCAAGAACCCTACAATTGAGGGGCAAGAGGAAGAGGACAACCAACGACACATCAATGTCGTGAAGAACAAGTTGTCTGGTTGGCATGGTATTGTACACACTGATCTTGAGTACAAGATTGCAAGATATATAGCGTAAGTAGAGGAGATAGATTATGTTTGATGTTGAATACAATGATGGTAGGTATGAATATACTGATAACTCAGGACAACAACGAAAGTATCCCTCATTTGATGAGCTAGATAAATGTTGTAAGCATTGTGGTGAGAAGCTAGGAGAACACAACCTTGTGTTGGGTAATCTGAGAAAGAACATATACATTTGCAGAACGTGTGATACAAATAGAAAGAAAGCACGTGACCACAGACAGCTAGTATCTACGAGACAAGAGGTTCGTAAGTCTGAGCCTGAGATTAAAACTGGTTATGTCTACGTGTTTAGCATTCCTGCATACCAAGGTTACGTTAAGATAGGCATGAGCATTGATGTAGACAAAAGAAAAACTGGCGCAAATACATGGACACCTTTCAAAGATGTAGTTGAACATGGAAAGATATACAGTGAGGACAAGCGTAAGCTTGAAGATAAAGTTCATCACACACTCAGAGAGCATATAGCTGCATCAAAGGAGTGGTTTAAAGTAACACCAGAACTAGCTCTTAAAACTATACGAGAGTGTGAGTACGTATGAATTGGGTAATACTTGTTGTCGTATCTATGGGTGATCCATTCATCATACCATACAAAACATTTGAGTATGAGAATGCATGTGTAGAGTATGTCAACAGTGTTGATAATGCCAGTACACTTGCCGTAGAAGTAATTGCGATAGCAGGTTTTAATGACCCAGTTACAAACATTATTTGTGTAGCTGAGTATGAACTACAGAGAAGGAGAGAGGGATGAGACTAGCAATAGTAATTGATGTGGATGGTGACATAATGTATGTGCCAGAGAATACACATGGGTTTGTTAATTACCCAAAGCCCAAGTTGTTCGATAACATAAAAGATGCAGAGGAAGAATGTAACAAGTGGAACACTGGTGTAATTGTTGACTTCGACAACAACAATAAAACTGTACCCACAATAAGATCATTCAGTGATGAGGAACGCAGGAGATCAAAGGAACGAGAGGAAATAAACAATGGTGAGTAATACACTTATAGAAGAAGTAGAATTGATTGGCGCAATGAAACGTCACAAACTAACTTTGAAAGAAGCCACGCAAGCTATGGCAGAATTTGCTAACAATAAAGAGTTTGAGAAATCGCTTGACGATTACTACTCAAATCAGTTAGTAGTAGATGCAACAAATGAAACAATAACCCCTGACTATTAGGAGACACAATGAAACTGACCCTTGACGTAGAAAACACAGTAACAAAACGAAACGGCAAGTTACACCTTGACCCTTTCGAACCAGAGAACACATTGGTTATGGTGGGTATGCTAGATGATCTTGGTAGCGAAGACCTTGTAACATTCGATCACGCAGAGCAACAACCCACTACAGAGGGGAGAGCTATCGTCCAACTAAAACTGGATGAAGCTTCCCTTCTTATTATGCACAATGCCGCACACGATTTAGTGTGGCTATGGGAGTCAGGCTTTACCTATGAAGGTGAAATCTTTGACACCATGCTAGGTGAGTACATCCTACAACGTGGACAGAAAGAACCTCTGTCACTTGAAGCATGTGCAGAACGGTATGAACTAGACACAAAGAAACAGGACACGATGAAAGAGTGGCTCAAGGCAGGTAAGTCTGTACGTGATATGAACCACAAAGAGTTGTCTTCCTATCTGTCAGCAGACCTACATGCTACACAAGAGTTGTACAACCACATTGATACAAAGCTACGTATATACGAAGAACATATGCCATTGCAGGATACAGTGAAGCTGACCAACCAACTGGCTGTACATCTATCTAAGATATACCAACGTGGGTTTGCAGTTGACTTAGATGAACTAGCCAACGTGCATAAAGAGTTTGAGCAGGAGCGTGATCAACTAGTTGTAGAACTAGAGGAGCAGGTACGTGACCTGATGGGTGATCGCCCAATCAATCTGGCAAGCACAGAGCAATTGTCTTGGGTTGTGTATAGCCGTAAGCCAAAGGACAAGAAGTTCTGGGCAGAGTTATTTGAAGAACGTATGTCTGACACAGACTACAAGCGTCAAAGATCAAGCAGTAGTGATGTGTTGTACAAACAGAAAGCAAAGCAGTGTAGTACATGTAATGGTACTGGTCAGGTACGTAAGACAAAGAAAGATGGAACTCCATTTGCTCGTTCTAACAAGTGTGGCGATTGTGATGCTACTGGTTTTGTTTATATAAATACAACTGCTGTAGCAGGGCTGAAGTTTGCTGCACCTACCGCTAAGTGGGTTAGCCACAGTGGTTTCTCCACTAGCAAAGATAACCTCGTATTTCTTGAGGGCATTGCACGTAGTAAGGGAATGACTGAAGCTGAGACATTCTTACAGAGGGTACGTAGGCTAAGTGCAGTAGAGACTTACCTCAGTAGCTTTGTTGATGGCATAGCCACACACACCAAGCAAGATGGTAAGCTGCATGTAAGATTACTACAGCATCGAACAGGTACAGGTAGACTGTCAGGTGCAGATCCCAACATGCAGAACATGCCACGTGGTGGTACGTTTCCAGTGAAGCGTGTGTTCAAGTCACGATGGAAGGGTGGTCAGATCATGGAAGCTGACTTTGCACAGTTGGAGTTTCGTGTGGCTGCATTCCTGTCACAAGACCCTACTGCTATTGAAGAGGTAGCCACAGGCTTTGACGTACATAGTTATACAGCTAAAGTTATCTCTGATGCAGGGCAACCTATCTCACGTCAGGATGCTAAGTCACATACCTTTGCACCTTTGTATGGTGCTAGTGGGTTTGGACGTACACAAGCAGAGGCTGCATACTACAAGCAGTTCACTAAGAAATACAGTGGTATAGGCAAGTGGCATGAGGCACTCGCCAAGGAAGCATTATACACTGGCAAGATACGTACACCATCTGGACGTGAGTTCTCATTCCCTGATGTACAACGTAGACGCTTTGGTGGTGTGACATATTTCACACAGATAAAAAATTATCCTGTCCAATCGTTTGCCACTGCTGACATTGTACCTATATCTCTGATATACATAGATAAGCTATTGGGTGTAAATCAAATGCATTCCTGTATTGTAAACACAGTGCATGATAGTATAGTGATTGATGTTCATCCAGATGAAACAGAAAAGGTACTAAAGGTAATAGAAAGAACTAATGAAATGCTAACATCGTTGGTGAATAAGAAGTGGAACATTGATTTTAATGTACCATTATTATTAGAAGCTAAAATTGGTAACAATTGGCTTGACACAAAAGACGTTGCATGATAAAACTATAAATTCGTAAAGTAGAAAAGGAGACTATATATGAATCAAGTCGCAATAAATACAAACTTCTCAGACATGGCAAAGCTCATGGGTATGTCGGTAGACAATCAGCAAACAGAGAAAGCATCAACGCTTGCTCGACTGCGTATATCACATGCACCTATCATGGGTGAGGCTGAAGTAAACGGCAAGACCAAAAAGGTTGAAGTCGTTGAGGGTGGTACATATAGGTTGGAGATACCTGATGGTCCAACTTACTATGCATCTAAGGTGGTCATTCGCCCATTCGTACAAAGGTTTATGTACAAGCGTTTCGTGAAAGGGAACGACAGTACACCTAACCGATACATCAAGACTGTCATGGCTGACAACTTGAACATTGACCTCAAGGACAATGACGGTGGGTTCAACTGTGGTAAACCTGCAGGATACATACAGGATTTCAAGGCACTGCCTGAG